TCTTCCACCATTGCGCCCATCTCGGTAAGGCCAATCGTGTGGTAGGTGTCGGGCGAACCGGACGTGATGAGGTCGGGGCTGTCGGTCATGATAAGAGGGCGACCAAACCCGTCATCCATCACGTTCACGTTGCCGAACGTGAACAAGCGCTCTGCGTTAGTCACGTTTTCAACCAGCAGGTCGTGCATCGGCTTACTGTGGACAATCCACGCGCGCAGACGGGAGGCACGGTCGCCGAACAGGGCAGCACCCTGCACCAGATCGGCACGGTCAAGCGTTCCGCCCGTGGCGTCATAGGTCAGCGAACCCTGATTGCTGATAGCAGCGACAAGAGCCGCGATGGCGCTGTTCAGGTAGTCCTGGAACACGCCTTCCGCAAACTGCTCGCCGATAGCCGTGCCAGCGCGCTCTTGGTTCTGCTGAACCCATGAGAACTGCTGCGGCGTCCAGCGAACCGGAACGGAACCGCCAGCGACCTTCACGGTGTTGCGCTGAAGCTGCGACAGATCAACCGGAGAAACGGAACCGCTGCCGTAAGCGTCACGGCGGCGAACCAGGCCGGAAATGTTGGCGAAAAAGGCTTCCTCGTCGAAATCGCCAATGTTGCGCGCGGGGCGCAGCACGAGCGTTCCTGCGGATGCCTCGTTAAACAGGCGAACCTGTTGAACAATGGTTTCAGTGAACGACAGATAAGCAAAGTCGTTAAACACTGTCATGTCGGAAAGTGCCATGGGAAAATCTCCTTAAACGTTTAAGATGGTTTAGCCCCCACGCTTGGCGCGCAGAAGCTCTACTTTGTCATCAAGGGACTTGGTTTCAGACCAGTCCTTGACGGGTTTGGTGACGTTTGGATTCCCTGACTTTGATCCACCACCGGAGGGCTGACTAACAAACGCTTTGCCTTCATCGGATGCGGCCCACTTCTTCACGTAGTCCGTGGGCGCAAGTGGCCCCATGTCCGAATCGACAATTACCTTGTCGCCATCCAGCTTGACGGCATCGCGCAACAGTACAGTCGCGGCCTTGCGGTAAGCGGGGGTCGTGATGTTGGCAGCGTCCAGGGCTTCGCCCAGTGCGCGGTCAACAGTCATCGTGCGGATGGACTGCTCGCGCTCGGCAAGCTGCTGCTCCAGCGTGCTTACCTTGCTTTCCAGTTCCTTCCGAACGCTGACCAGACCCTCGGTCAACTCGCCTGACTTCGCCTGATTCCACAGCTTCGGGTCAAAGTCTTCCGGCAGGCTTTCCGCCTTTTGCTTCAGTTCCTGAAGCTGCTGGCGGGCTTCCTTGTCGGAGTCCTTGACGCGCTGATAGGCGTTGCGCAGATTGGAAACGTCCGGGTGTTCGTCGATCCCATCAACCTTCAGGATGAACTTATCGTCCGCTTCCGCATAAAATTCGTGCAGCCCTTCGGGTACACCTTCCAAAGAATCCAAAACAGTCTTAATAGCCATCGGCTAATCACTCCAGGGCATCGCCCGATTTAGTTGAAATTCCCCTTCGGGGCTTAAAGCTCTGCCGGGTCTTCCTCGGCAAAATCAGTGTTCATCAGCGCAAGCTCGCCGTCAGCGTCCCGTTCAGGGCTGGCGATCTGCCCGCGCTGCAAGTTTTCATAGAGCGTCTGCCAAGACATACCGCCCTCGCGCCACGCCTTGACCAGATTCACAACCTCTGCCGCCTGCATGGGCGCGTCCAGAAGCTTCGTCGGCGGCTCCACCACTACATCGTCAGGGTTAGCGCCCACCATCTCGGCGGCGTACTTCAACGCCTTCTCAAGCCCTGTAGCGCCTGAATTGGCGATGGTTTGCAGTGTCGCGCTTTCGGCGTTCTGCCGCATCCTGCGCGCGTCGCCGGACTCAATAGCGGCGCCGCTGTCAAACAACTTCGCGCCAGCCTTGGCGGCGTTCTCCCACTCATCGGCAATGGCTTCACGATGCGCCTTGATGCCGTTACAGGTTGGTCCGACGTAATACGCCTTAGAGGGCGCTTCTGGGTTGCTCTTCAATTCCAACGCAACAGAAGGGCCGATATTCTCCGGCGCTTCGCCGTTGTCGATAACCAGCGTTTCCTGCCCGCTCATGTAAAGCTGGTGGCGGTAGTCGGCATCCAAGCGGTACAGGGCCAGCGCTGCGTTGGCTGCGCCCATCATCGGCGGCTGCTCTACGTCGTTCCCAATGTCACGCGCGCCGACGATCACCATAGGCACAAAGTCCATGACGCCGCCCGCGCCTTGCGGGTAAATCGGTTCGCCTTCGGGCGCGCCTGAATCGTCTAGCACCTGCTGGTAGTAGCCGCGCTCGTCAATGCCGTATTCGCGGTACTTGACTACCTCTTCCCACTTCATGCCGTCGCGCACATAACCGGATTCGTCGATGACGTACCAGTCACGATCCCAGTTGATGATGCTTTCGGCTAAGTGTCCCACCAGGTACGGGTCGCCGCCTTCCATCGGGCGGTCCACAGAGATGCCGTAGCGCCCCATTAGCAACTGCTCGCGCGTAATGCAGCGGGTGAACGCTTCCAGGCTCTTGCCGTTTTCCGTCGCCTTCTCAAACAAGTATTCAAGCTGCGGCGGCAGTTCAATGCGCCATTCGGTCTTGTGGACAATGCCCACCATTGAATTGATGGCAGGCGCGATAACGGACGGGAACTGTGCGCGCTCCATGTAGTCCCGCCACATCCTGCGCCCGCCATTGCTCCACATGGAAACAAAGCCGCCAGGGATGGGCAGGAACGTGTCAAAGAGCAAGTCGCCCTGCACTTGGCGCGTGTTGCCGATGTAGATGTCGGAATTCTTCGCGTCGTGCGCCTTGATGGTTTCCTGGCCTGCGTCAGTTACCCGCATTACACGCCATGTGAAAGCCAGTTCAGGCGTTAAAGCGGGATTTCTGGGAATCGCCTCGTTAGCAACCTGCATCGGAACGTTAATGCTTGCCATTAGAAGCGAATCCTCTTGACTGTGCTGCCCGTGGGGCGCTTGCGGATGATTGGTTGCAGTGCATAGCGGATAGCGTCGATGTAATGGTTATGCGCGTCCACGATGTCCCGTAAAACCTGCCCCGACTTTGTATCAACCTTGTAGCTGTAAAGCCGTGCCTCGCGCGCCGTTTCCTTACAGCGCGGATGAATGATGATTTCCTTAAATGCCCGCAGTCGGGCGATGCCGTCCTCCACGGATCCGGGCCACTTCTTCGCAGCAGCGCAGCGCGGTAGGCCGTGGCGGCGCACATAGCTGATGTTTTGCGGGTTGGCCTGATCCGCTAGGACTTCGTATTTCTCAATGTCCGGTATCCGGCGCTTCACAAACTCCGGCGTCCGGTCAAGCTCAATGCCCGTGCCGCCTGCCTCGCGCTCGACGTAAAGGGTCTCGTCGTGAATCCAGCACTTAACCGCTGCCAATGGGTCTTGACTAAAGCCCCAGTCCAGCCCGTGATATGGACCGTTCCAACCGCGCTCTGGCTCAAACTCCGCGATGCGGTATTTGCCGTGCAGCACTTGCGCCTCGCTGTTTTCCAGATAGGCGCCGTTCCATACGTGTTCGTAGGTGGCTGGATCAAGGCGGCGAAGGTCTGCCAGCCGTTCCGCCTCCGCTTCCTTTGTGAGAAACGGGTTGTCGGAATAGTTGACGTTGATGCGGACGCAGTCCTCTAGCTCTGCGTCTTCAATCCACCGCTGGCTAGTCGGATCTTCTTTCTGGTACGGGTTAAACGTGATCCATACCTGCGCGCCCTTGTGCCGGATGGTTGGCAGCAGTGTGCGCCAGGATTCTTCCGATACGTTATGCGCTTCCTCTACCCATAGACGGGTGACGCCTTGCGTGGACTTGATGCTATCCACGTTGCGCTGTACGCCGTAGAAAACGAATTCTGTTCCGTTCGCGCCCACGATGCGGTCACGCTGGACTAGATAGAAGTTTTGCAGCCCGTGGTCTTCGATGCGCTGTTTAAGCAGGCGGTGGACTGAATCCTTAATGCTGCTCTGAAACTCACGGGCGCACATAATCAAGTGACGATCCTGCGCGCCCTGGATAAGCAAGGCATCCGCTACGCCGTAGGACTTACCGCCGCCGCGGCCCCCGTATAGCACTTTGTATCGTTCTGGTCCGAATAGCCGCTTGCCCCATTTGGGCATCTTGATGCTATTCGATGAACTCAAC